ATAACCGATATTTCTACCATAATCTTTGAGTGATAAAAGTTCTTCTATTGTCATAGTTTAAACCATTCCTTTTCAAGTCTTTTCATTTGGTTATCAAATTTCTTATCAGCCCAGGTTGGTCTAATTCGTGAGAATGTGTCATAGTCGCCACCACAATGCTGGAAGAACGCACCCAATCCAAATACAGCATTATGTCTTTCACCTGGTTGAGCTTCTTCCATTTTGCGTTTGACGAACTCCAAGGCCTTTGTCAAATCACCTGTATACTGGGTTTTGAATACTTGTGATTTAACTTCTCTATCTCGTTTTTCGTTTTCCAAAAACTGCTTACATTCTGTATAAGCGAACATGAATGTATCAATGTTGTTCATAGAGAACAATTCGCCATCGTGAATGTTGTAGTAATATGGACTATCTTTTTCTTTGATAGCTGGGACCTTAAAGAATTGTGATTTTACAAAACTAGCCTTGTCAACATGATTAAAATACTGTAATAACAAAGTATATGGGCTATAAATTGCTTGACTGGTTTTACAGAATAGTCTATCTATTTCATATTCCTGGTCAAGAAATAATAACACACGAAACTTACTATTTGTTCCATTATAAGAATAACTTGTATGTAAGAAGTATTTGTAACCTCTAAATCTATCTTCAAATTCTTGGTATGAATAACCTGCGTCATCATAGTCAAGAATAAGAATGTTGGTTTTATCCATATTATCGTTACAACGAACATTACCCTTTACAGTACAAAATTTCCATTGTGGAATGTTATCTTTATTTGGGCAAGTAATAGGTTCTTTAATACATTTAATTACATTGTTCATAACACCCTCGGTTAATTCCAAGGGCACCATTTTATTATCAAATTGACTTTTTATGTTTTGTATTTGCATTTGTTTCTATTTATTTCACACCCTGCAATTTGTTCATAAATTCGTCAGCAGGTGGATTTGTTTTTAATTTAATTGCTGTATCAACTGCTTCATCAACAGACTGAATTAGTTTGTCTAAAACATCTTTGTTTTGTGGAATACCAACTGCGTGTTCCAATCCACCACCACGACCTAGAGTCTTAACAACTTCCGTCAAATCAATACCGCTATCATTTGAGCTTCTAACTGAAAGATAACCGGCACGATAAACGATACACCATTTATATCCTTCGGCATAAAGTGATTCAACGATTTCGTGTAAGAACTTTTCGGAATAACAGAAAACACCACCATTACGAAGTTCACTAATTTCAAGACTATCAAAGTATTCTTTGTATTCTTTCTGCCTGCGAACTAGGAAGGCTTTTTCGGATTTGTTAAGTTCAATCTCACCAATGTAGAAACGATTAACGAACCAGTTAAATCCCATTTCCCAATAGAGAGCATTGTAGTGTTTGGAACGAGGGTCTTTGTTAAGGTAAAGGTCAATGTCATTAACAATGTCAACAAGTTCTTTCAAATGTTTCAAACAATCATCGTGGTTCAAGTATTCGTAAACAAGTTTAGCACCACAGAAACCAGTACAAACATAAACAAATTCTTTTGGATTATTGAATTTCTTTACTGTTTCGTGGTGGTCTAATACAAGAACAGGCTTACCAAATGCTTTAATTTCATTTAGATTTTGTGGGCAGTAATCAGTAAACAAAATCGCATCAAAATCGTCCTTATACTTAATCATTTTTTGGACTATTGTATTTTCTTGTATGTGGGAAATTGGTTCAGTAATTACTTTGTTATAATAATTACGAACAACGATGTTGGCAGTAGCACCATCCATGTCTGAGTGAGTGAAATTTAAAATGCGAAGTTTAGTATTGTGAAAATAATTCATTTGTTAGTATTCCTTTTTCTTTTTCTTTATAATATACAAAAAGCGACCACTGTTGTCAATGGTCGCTTGCTAATATAAAGTGTAATTCTAATCTGATGTGTTAGGATTACATGTTAGAAAGTTTAGAGAAGAAATCGTCACTATCGGTGACGTCCTGGTCAACACTTTCTGTATTTGGGGTAAATGAAGCATCATCAGGAATAGAAGAAGTTGTCGCAGCAGTGGATGGAGCGGCAGCAACAGCTACACCAGCACCAAAGGTCAAGCCTTCGTCGGCACCGAGTGGAGAACCGTTCTTCTTCAAATAGGATTCCAAAATACCATTGTAATCACGAACATCAGATTCTTTGTGTTCGCAATCAGCAAGTGTATAGAGTTGAGCTTCAATGGCATCAATTTCTTCGTCTGTCAAAGGAACAAACTTCTTGGTGGTTCTATCCCAACGATTAATTGGTTTTTGAGCACCGAAGCAGGAGCCGTCATTCTTTGTGAATTTACCGGCTTGAACTCCCTTGAAAATGAAGTTAGCACCATTCTTCCAGTCAAATGGGTTAAACCCCTTGATTATGCCTTCTTCAGGGTCTTCGTGGTCAGTCATGGCCTTGGAAATTAGACCCATTACCAAAGATTTGTATTCAAAACGGAATACTTTGCCTTCTGTTTCAGGAGCATTGTCATTACGAACAATGAGAACATTAGAAACATAATTTGGCTTGAATTTGCCCAATGTATGATTCTTGGCTTCTTCCTTAGAATACTTCTTCCACATAGCACGGTTGTAGTCGCAAATAGGACATGGCTTGCCGAACTTACTCAAACAATCACAACCAAACCAAGTGCCATTCTTGAGCTGGAACATGTGGTTTCTGTTCTCAATGAATGGGCTAATTTCGTCTGGGTGGGAAGGAAGAAAACGCATTACAACTTCGTATGTACCATCTTTGAGTACAGGGGTGAAAGCATTTTCTACTTTGTATGATTTCTTTTCGGTTGTGCCAGCATTACCTGCGTGAGCGATTTGTGAAAAATAACCTTGGAAATCTCTTTTAATTGGCATATTATATTTTCTCCTTTAATATGTTCACCATTTATTATAACACAAATTTAAAAAACTATATCGTGTTGTCAATGGTTTTGTAAAAGAATTTTTACAATCACTAACCGCACAATTTTCAACAAAACACATTATGTTATATTAAACAGTAGTTTGTGTTAATTTGTACATATTTTGTCTTATAATCTTCATATACTGTATAAAATTATAATAGTCTTTGTCTGTAATCTTATTCTCATCCACTTCAAATTTGTGGTTGTGCCACGCAATTACGAAATGTATTAGATTAACTTCACCCGACTTTATCATTTCATACAAAGTATTTTTCTGATCTTCTCCGACTGAATATATGTCAAGTTTTGTTTGTGTGAAGTCAGCAAACACATCGTCTGTATCTACCGATTCTTCAATTTTTTTATTTATATAATCCATTTGTTTCTTCATTTCAAATGGTGTATAAAATTTATTAAATTCTTTGAGTTTGTCAATACTATTCATAGTTTTTTGTGTCATCAATTTAGACTGTGTAATATAATAGCCTATAAAGATAACACAAAAAGCATCCAATGAAAAATGTCCACTGTTAATCGCATTTGCTAAGGTAACGAAGTTACTAGCACCACTGCTCCAATTCTTTGTAGCATTGTAGTAGTGTTCTGTATGATACTTAAAGGGATGTTCAAGAAATTCCTTCACCCTACCTGGTGTTGGTTTTTCCAACATATCCTTTAATTTGCGGTATAACGCATACATTCCATCAGTGGTAATCATAACTTAATTCAAGAAATCTAAAATTGAAACATCCTGTTTCTTATTTTGTTTTAATTTGAATTTTTCTTTTAATTCGGTTGTCAAAGCAACATAGTTCAATTCGTCTAAACATTTTAGAGCCATTGGTGGTTCTAAATAATCTTCTACTAGAATTGATAATGCTTCCAATATATTGACCTGCTTGGTCTTGTGGAGTTTGGCAAGTAATATATTGAACTTATTAAATTCTTCGGTTTCATTATCAATTACTGGTAATAGGAATTTTGGTAATTTGGTTGCTTCGTCAATGTCGGAGAAATCAAAACCATTCATTCCCATTATTTTGAAGAACTTTTCTTTTTGACTTTTTGAATCGGATATGCCTTCACCATCTTCAATCAATACATCTAAATTCATAAATTCTCCTTAAAATACACTACTATTCAAATCACTAAGGTCTTTACCACTAACACTTGAACCACTAGCTGGTGGTGTAATAGTGCTAAATGGGTTTGAACCTAGTGCTTGATAATTTGTTGGGTTTGTATCTACAATGTTTTGAGTTCTAGCTGCAACAGAAGCACTATTGTTCAAATCATAGATACGCTGCTTTTCAACATCTACACCAATCGTTACGAGCTGACCTCTTTGGTTGCCATAACGAGTTTTCAATAATTGAACTTGATACATTCCCTGGTCTTTCATTTCAGGTGTTTGTGTGACCGCAAATACAGCATCGGCCTTCATATTTTGACCGAATGAGTCAGCAGCATCACTCAATGAAATTTCTGCATTATTATAACCACCACGGTTTGTCTGTGAAGCAGAAATTACTGGGAAACCATATTTCATACCAAGGGCACGGATTTGTTGAGCAGCTAATGTCAACAAACTATTGGAGTTCAAATTTGGGTTTGGTTTACCATTTGGAATCATACATCCAATATAGTCAACTACCAATACATCAGGAACGAACTTCTTCTTGTCCTTCAAATCTTTAATTAGTGCTTCAATTTGGAGAGCATTAACTGTGCCTTCAGGATATTCCTTGATAATTAGTTTATCACCACCAGCAATGCTTTTTGCTTTTGTAAATGCCTTAGCGAAATCGTCACGGCTCATTACCTTATATTGACTTTGTGTAATGTCAAACATATTTTGGGCAATACGAGTAGCAATCTTGTTTTCACTATCTTCAAAGGTCACATACAAAACACGATAACCGTGAAGAACGAAATTGGTAGTCAAAGCACACATAATAAGAGTTTTACCCACATTAGTAGAACTCATAATTAGGCTTAATGACTTTTCGTGGAAACCACCACCAATCAAATCGTCAAGGGTTTTCAAACCACTCTTGAAAATTACTTCTTTGGTGTTAGCATCTTCATACAATCTTTGAGCTTCTGTAAAGAAATCAAAGCCGATATTATCGTCAAATGTAAATGCTTCCGCATCAGCAATGTTATCTGTAAATGATTCTTTTTGAACACCACCATTAGCATACTGTTGAATTTTAGTAGCCTGGTTCAATAGAAGTTTCTTTCTTACAAATTCTTCTATTTCACCCATTAAATAAGGTGTATTTACTTGGTTATCATCAATCGCTAAAACATCGTCAAAGACCTTTAAAGTCTTTTCGTCAGTAATCATTCTCTTTAATTCAATGGCATTTGGAAGATTACTATACTTTGTGTTAAATTCAATAATCTTATTAACAATCTGTTTAGTATCGTATTCCGAGAACCATTTATCTGTCAATTCAGGTAGAACCTTAGAACAAATTGACTGATTTGCGTATAATGCTTTTATAATTACTTTTTCAAATTCTTGTGTTGTCATAACGAATACAAATATAAAAATAAATTTTTAACCGGTGCAAACAAATTAAAAAATGGATACTGAAGAAAAAAGAGTATAGCCCACTTTTCTAATACCTCCTAGTCTTAGTGGACTATACTCTTTTAAATTATGCTTCTTCGTCTACTGGTTCGTCATCAGTAGGAATTGAAGATTTTCCGTTAATCATATCCATTACATTCTGTGTAGAAGATATGAGTTCCTGATCTTCAAATGCGAATTTGGCTTCTACATAGTGACGGAAATTTTCGTTCTTGTAGATGTCAATCCAAAATTGTGGGCAATACAATTCTTCTTCCTTCCACAACTTGGTTGGTTCGCCTGTTTCTTTATTAACATCGTAGTTTGTACGAGAGTAGTATCCGTTCTTTGGCTTGTAGACTTCGCCACATTCAATGGCTTCATCAAGCAATCCGTAATATGGTGAAATACCACCATTATGAAGAATAAGATACTTAGTCTTTACGAATTCCTTAGCGGCACGACCTTTCTTAACACCAGCGGTAATAATCTTACCGAGAATGTTGTTGTCTTTATCTTTGTCCTTAGCAGCAGAAGATGCCAACATAATAGCATCAGAGTTGAAGAACAATCTCTTACCACCTGGAATTTCAAATTTATCACCATACATTTGTAGAGAAGCATAGACGTGGTTCAATACAAGTGTAGTGAAATTACAAGCCAAAAGAACATTAGCAAGTTCGTTCTTGAAACGAGCAGTACTACCCATATCAGCAGCACTAGATGCGTCTTCAGCTTTTTCCATTACCTGTTCGGTAACGAGAGGGCCCCATGAGTCAATGAGTACAAACACATTTCGTGCTTCTTCACGGGTCAAACCCTTACCCATCTTTGCGAGAATTTGTTTTACTTCGGGAATTCTGTTTGTCTTGAAAACACCGACTTCTTCCATATTAACGCCCAATGATTTTAATACATCGTAGTTGGTTGCGTTTTCGGTGTCAATAATAAAGCAATCCATTCCACTATCATAAGCAGATTTAAGAACAGAATAACCAATCATAGATTTACCCCAACCGGAGTCAGCGCAAATCTGGGAAATACAACCCTTCTTAATTCCGTCCCTGGATTTTACCACTCAACAACAAATTAACTGAAATACAGTTTGTTGAGAGCCATTCATCTTCCTTGTGTTCCTTTTCCAAAACATCAAGGAATGCCTTTTCTTTCTTCATTTGAGCCAATAATTTATTAGCCATCTTTTTTTCTCCTTATCTTTTCGTTCTATTCATGTTTCGGCGGATTTTTTATCACATATCTACGCCTATTCCACATTCTTATGTATGATACAAATATAGATAATTTATTTTTAATTTTTTAAATAAATTATTTTTGGGAACTGTTATTCAAAGAAACCTTCAAGAACATTTTTATCTTCTTCAAGTTCTTGAGGTTGGTTCTCCACTCTATCAAGTGCGATTTTATAATACTTTTCGTTTATTTCCGAACCAATGAAGTTTCTATTTAATTTCTTACACGCAGCAGCAGTTGTTCCACTTCCCAAATACAAATCCATTACAAGTTGTCCTTGCTTTGAACTATTACGGATTAGTTTCTCAATCATGTGCTGTGGTTTAATGGTTGGATGTTCCCATACTTTCTTGTCTGCATTATTAATTGGTTCGTACCAATATGTCTTACCATCTTCCCAGTTAGCTGGATTACAATAACCACCATTTCTAAAATATAGGCAGTATTCTGTATCGGAAAGATACTTGTTTGAATATGTTGGAACTGGGTTAGTTTTGTTCCAAGTCAATATATCAAACTTACATTCATTTTCTTTCACATAGAAATCAAAATACTCAGGTATTTGTTTCTTATTACACCAAAAGTAAACATTGATTTTCTTCATTACTCGGATTATTTCTTTTCCGACTTTACGGATGTCATAGCCTTGGTTAATGTTCAAATCAACTAAGTCTTCGCCCATTGTAGCAATCTTATGCCCTTGTGAACCACCACCACCAGTACAAGAAACATCGTATGGTGGGTCAGTAATAATCAAATCAATAGAATTGTCAGGAATGTTCTTTAACATTTCCATACAATCTTGATTATAAATCTTTATATTACTCATTGAAAATCTTCTTTAATTTCGTACAATTTAGCACCGTATTCATCCATCTTTTCTAATGGCATTGGGCATTGATAATTTGAGTAGTAATTTATTATATTTTGTGCTTCAGGATTATTAGCATCCAAATTAATAGTGATTAGTTTAAATTGATACATTGGTATGTCATGACCCATTATTCTCATATCTTCAATGAGTTCTAATGATATAGTCCTTGTATAACTTTCGTCAATAGAAAAATATGGTGAATAATCATCAAAAATCAATCTGATTCTTGGTGAAAAATCATTTGGGTCTATTGGTTCTACTTTGAACTTACCAAAATAATAACCTGTAATATCATACCCATTTATTTCTGTTGGAACAAACAAAAATGGGTTTCCATTAATCTCTAAATTTGTTGAATCGTATATAATCATTTGAAATCACTTTTTGCGTCTTGAACAACTTTACTGGCTTGTTTTAATTTCTCAATTACTGGTTTTCTATTGTAAATTTTCTTTTTAAGCCATCTTTCTACTTGGTCTTTATTCAGTTCTATACATTCGTTTGGACTATATATGCCTAATTCCAAAAGACCAACTGCTTCGTGCTTCATCCATTTAGACTTTAATTCTAATGATAGATAATCAAATGAAATCATTACACTATCGTCTTTATCAGATTTAATGCCTATTTCGTAATGTTGTTTGTAATGTTTGTATGCTTCAGTTTCTTTATAACATTCTTGATTACCAACAAAGATATGATATAAAGTAAATACCGAACCTTCTAGTTCGTGATAAATTTTATCATTAGCAGAGTTAATGTTAATAATAATCATTTGAAGTCTTTTTGGATTTTTTCTAGTGAATCGTTTACTAACTTTTCTTTTTCTTTTAGAATAAATGAATTGAGAACTTCTGTAATACAATTATCAATATCTGATACAGTGAAATTACAGAAGTCGCCCAATTCCCAAACATGGGCATTGTAGTATTCGGGTTCGTTTTGGTCATCCATTTTAGAACTCGTAATACCCCAATCCCAATAACTTTGGTCGGAATTTGAAATACCTACTGAGCACTGAATATAAAAATACTTGTAGTTCTTTAACAAAACATCGTCTAATTCATTATAGAACTTTAGTATTTGTTCAACTCTGGGTCTTTGCTCAGTGGCAGTAGATATAGCACTCATTATTCCTCTACTTCAGTCATTGTGGTGTCAATCCATTTAATACGCTTCTTTCCTTCTTCGTCAGTTTCTTTCAACTTCAAGAAATAGGAAAGTTTTGTATCTACATCCTTGTCAAGGGATTTAATGAAATTCAAATTGTATTCTGTATAAGCAGTGCCGTCCTTGGTATGCTTAACATTAGCATTGATACTTTCAAGCTTTGCGTTGAATTCCAAATCACCGAGATTTACTTTGTATTCAATATTGTAATCATCTGCTGGGATGTTAATCTTATTGAATACATCGTTTGTTGCCATTGAATCAAATACACTCAAATCAATGGTGTGGAATTGACCTGGGAAAGTTCTTACAGAAGAATCTTCCAAGACCTTCAAAGTGAAACAAACAAAAACATCTTCCTTCTTGATGTTAGAAGAAATCTTTGTCATTGTGCTAGAAAAGCGAATTGTATCAGCCATTTTTAATACTCCTGTTTTTTATCTGTTATTGTAAATCTGTATTCTGTTCTGGTTCGTTCTATTTCGTAAATTCTCAAGTTGTAATCTTCACATACTTGGTTTGCTTCACTAATACTGTGATTTTCCAACAATGCGATATACAATTCTTGTGGAATTTCCTTAGAACTTTTGTTAATGATTTTATAAATCAAATTCTCTGGCATATCATCACCTCACATTACCAAATATAGAATTAAATTTAGTTCTATTAAAACAATTTCAATTTTTAGAACTTACTCAAAAAATTCATCAGTTGGTTCGTATATTCTATTTTTTGCTATCTTGAAGTATTCTTCATTCTTTTCAATACCGATGAAATTTCGTTTTAGATTTTTACAAGCAACACCAGTACTACCACTACCCATACAATTATCCAAAACCAAATCATTTTCATTTGTAAATGATTTAATCAAGTATTCCAATAATTCTACAGGTTTCTGTGTAGGATGAACAATATGGTGTTTATCCACACGATTAAATTTAAGAACTTGTTTTGGATAACGAGTTCCATCATCAGTATAATTATTTGGTTTTATTTGGTTATCCGAACTTAATTTACCAAATACACCATTTACTTTTGTTACTACTGGTTTACCTTCGTGTTTGTATTTTTGTGGATTATATGTGCACTGTTTCTCGTAAAATACTGAAATAGTTTCTACATTCTTACCAAATCTCTTTTTGAGTTGTAGAATGTTCGTTGGTGCTTCTTTTTCCCAATATAAATCATACTTGTAATCTTTAAGATTACTGGTACGCAATAAAGATGAAAATGGCTCTTGCCCAAAAAGAACAATAGCAGCATTTTGTTTACAAATGCGTTTATATTCTTTCCACAAATCTTCAAATGGAATAATTATATCCCATGAACACGCAGTTGTTCCATAGGGTAAATCACACAAAACCATATCTACTGTATGGTCTTGTATTTCTTTCATTTGTTCTAAACAATCTTTATTATAAATTTCAATCATTCAAAAAAATCACCAATACTTTCGTTCAATCGTTCCATAG